ACCGCAAAGGCCAGCAAGTCCTCCCGGGCTGTGGAGGCCTTCGGCGAGAGCGAGCCTGTGGCCACCATTGCGGGCCAGCGTAAGTACACGCTGCAGCTGACCCGCCTGTACGCTACGGATGACGCCGTGTCCGACGGCATCAATTTCTATGATCTGTCCGATTTCTCTCTGGTGATCTGCAAGCCGGACCGCAAGGTGATCTACAGCGGGTGCGAGTGGAGTGCCATTGAGGAGGAGGGTCAGCTGAACGCCATGGTGGCCGAAAAGGTGACAGTGGTGGCCAGCAAGCGTATCGAGACCACGGCATGAGAACGTGGGACGAGCTGAGGCCTCTGAGCGCAGGACGGCTGCTGACCCTGTGGCGGGAGAGCGGCAAGGCGGCGGAGGAGCCTCTGGAACGGGCGCTCCTCTGCAACGCCGCCGTCATCGCGGAGAGCTGCTATTGGCAGGAGGAGCCGGCCTTTGAGAGCCCGGAGGCGGTGCTGGAGGCCATGACGCCCCGGGAGATGGAGGCGGTGCTGCGGCTTCTGGCGGAGGCAGGAAGCGCGGCTGGTGGGGCGGAGAATCCCGCCTTTGACGCCGAGCGCTTTGAGACCCTGCGAAAGGAGATGCCATGGACTATGTGAGAGAGGAACTGCTGCGGCAGAACCGGGCGCTGGAGGTGCTGATGAAGGTCGGCGCGGCAGAACCGGAGGACCGGGAGGGAGAGAAGCCGAAGAAGCAGAGACTTGACGGCGAAGCCGGGCGCGGGGAGCGTGGGCTTACTTCTGCGGAGATGCCTGGTGCGGGAATCCGGCTGCGGGCCGCCGATTCCCGGGAGTCTCTGGGCCGGAGAGAAAACCTGCTTTGGGCGGAGCCTGCCGGAGAGGACGTGGTGATTCCCGGAGAGACGGTTGGCTTTGGCGTTTTCCGGCAGGCGAGCGTTCGGGAGGTCTCCCGCGCCATTGAGCGGGATGCCCGCCGCTATGACGGCGGATTTACCATGTATTGAGAGGGGGAGTGGACGTGCGGCTGACGCCGATGCGTTTTAAAGACTATACCTGGCCCCACAACCCGGAGGTCTATGCCGTGGAGCGCCGGAGACGGCTGGCAGTCCATCCGGTGCCCTACGGCCGGTGCGTCGTTCAGGACCTGGGCGGCACCTATCGGGTGCTGCGGGGCGAGGGCGTATTTGCAGGCGAAGGGGCCTATGAGGAGTTCCGGAAGCTGGCAGAGGTGTTTCGCCAGGAGGGGGCAGGACTATTGGTCCACCCGGTGTGGCAGGCGGAGCAGGCCTGGTTTGCGTCCCTGACGGTGGAGGAGGAGCCCCTGCCGGATTATGTGCGCTATCGCTTTGAATTCTGGGAGGACTGGGCCGGGTATGGCGCGGGCCTGACAGAAGTGGAGGTTGTGGAAAATGAAAGTGCCGAAACTGTGGAGACTGACACTGCAAGTGGGGAAAAAGAGACCTATACTGTGCGAAAAGGCGATACTTTGTGGGGAATTGCGAAAAAGTATGGTGTGACCTTGACGGCACTGATTACAGCCAATCCCCAGATTCGCAACCCCAATTTGATCTACCCCGGAGATGAGGTGAAGCTGCCGTGAGAGGACGACTGTTTACCTGCGACCACAAGGTGTACGACCTGCCACCCCTGTTGGAGTGGAATGTGGCACACACGGGGGGCGTGCCCTGTGACAGCTACTCCGTGACGTTCCTCTTTGACCGACAGCAGATGCCGTATCTGGAGAAGGCGGCGGGCTTCATGGGGATTGAGAACGGGCGGATCGTGGCCCGGGGCATCGTGGATGAGTACAGCGTGGAGCTGGGAGAGAAGGGAATGACGGCCACCCTCTGCGGCCGGGGCGCGGCGGCCCGCCTGCTGGACAATGAGAGCCGCCCCGTGACCTATGAGGGGGCAACCTTGGCGGAGATCATCCGCTGCCACGTGACACCCTATGGCGTGGTGACCCGTGAGATCGCAGATGTGCGGGCCAATTCGGTCTATACCGTACCGGCAGGGGTCAGCCAGTGGAAGGTGCTGTCGGATTTCTGCCGTACTTACGGTGGGTTCCTGCCTCGCTTTGCGGTGAACGGTGCGCTGCTGGCGGTGCCGGAGAAAGACAGCGGAAAGCGGCTGATGATCAACGATGAGAGCCCGGTGCTCTCGTGTGCGCTGCGGGAGAATCATTACGGTGTTCTGACGGAGGCGCTGGTGATCGATAAGAAGCGGAATGTCTCCTACTCCGTGAAGAATCCGGAGATGATCGCAAAAGGCGGCCAGTGCCGCCGGGTGGTCTACACCCCCGGCCAGAGTACCTGGGCGGCTATGCGGTACACCGGGGAGTATCAGATCGAGAAATCCCGGGAGGAGGAAAAAACCGTCACGGTGACCCTGCCGGGCAGCTTTCTGGCCTATCCCGGGGACCGTGTGACTCTGGGACTGGAACGGATGGCTCTGGAGGGCACCTTCCGGGTGGCAGAGGCGGAGAGTGAATTTTCGGCCGTGAAGGGAGCCACCGTGACGTTGACACTGAAGGAGGATGGCTGATATGTGGCTTTCCAAACAGATGCGGTCTGCGCCGCCCACGGCGGACGCGGACCTGGGCACCACCACCATCGCGGGCCGGAGCGCCGGTGTGCTGACCCGGGGCGAGGTGCGTGCCCTGCCGGTCTACGGCCCCGGCGGCTATGTGTGGCTGCCGGAGAACGGTGCGGGGGTACTGGTGATCAAGGGCGGCCCCGGCGGCGAGGAGCAGTGTGTGGCCGGTATGGAGCAGGCCAAAATCCCGGCGGGGATGCTGCCGGGAGAAGTGTATCTCTACGGCCCCGGCGACAACTTCATCTATCTGCGGAAGAACGGAGACGTGGAGATCCGGGGCAGACTGACCATCAACGGCGAGCCCTACAAGCCCTGTACCTGCGGCGAGGAGGTGCTTTGATGGAACTGATGATACGAAACGGAGATTATGTGGCGGAGGCCGGCACCGGGCTTTGCCGGGTCGGTGGGCAGGAGGCTCTGCTGCAGAGGGTGCTCTTCCGGCTGACGGCCCGCCGGGGCAGTTTTCCCTTCTGGGAGACACTGGGTAGCCGCTTGTGGCAGCTGGGGCAGCTGCCTGCGGCGGCTCGGCAGGGTGCGGCGAAGCAGTATGTGACGGAGGCGCTGGCGGAGGAGAGGGATGTGCGGGTGGAGTCCGTGACCCTGACGGAACGCTCCGGCAGAGCAGTGCTGCTGGCGGAACTGACCTGGGAGGGGAAGCCTTTTTCCGTAAGCGTGGAGCTCCGCCTGTGAGGGGGAGCGAGGAGAGGAGACAACGGTGAGAACGACAGAAGAGATTTATCAGGCGCTGCTGGAGAACTTTCAGCAGCGGACGGGCGTTGTCCCGGAGAGTGGCTGTGATTTGGCGGTGCGGCTGTGGGCCGCAGCAGCGCAGCTGCAGGCACTGGAAATCCAGGCGGACTGGGTGCTGGATCAGAGCTTTCCTCAGACAGCCCAGGGGATCTGGCTGGACTATCACGGTCAGATGAGAGGAATTACCCGGCAGGGAGCGGCAAAAGCCATCGGGACCCTGCGGTTCACCGTGGAGTCGGAGCCGGTCAGCGATCTTACCATTCCGGCGGATACCGTCTGCATGACGGCAGGAGAGGTGCGGTTCCGCACACTGGAGGACGTGGTTTTAAAGGCGGGGACGCTCAGCGTGGATGCTGCGGCAGAAGCGCTGGAGGGCGGCATCGGCGGCAATGCCGCAGCGGGGATGGTCTGTATCCTGACGGCCTGCCCTGTGGCCATCACGGGCTGCACAAACCCCGGTCCCTTTACCGGCGGGCGGGACGCCGAAACAGACGAGAGCCTGCGGGAGCGGATTCTGGAAAGTTATCGCCGTCTGCCCAATGGTGCCAATGCCGCCTGGTATGAAAAGACGGCTATGGAGTGCGGCGGTGTGGCGGCGGCAAAGGCTGTGGGTCGTGCCCGGGGCATCGGCACGGTGGACGTCTACATCACCACGGAGAGCGGCCTGCCGGATGCGGAGTTGCTGGAACAGGTGCGCTCGCTGCTGCAGGAGAAGCGGGAGATTGCGGTGGATGTGGCCGCGAAGGCCCCCACAGCACGGGCTGTGAACGTGGCATTGGAGGTTCTGCCTGCGGAACACGCCGACCCTGCGGAGGCACTGGCTCAGACGGAGCAGGTGGTGAGGGACTATTTCACGGGCCGTATGCTGAGTCAGCCGGTCCTTTTGGCAGAACTGGGCAGCCGCATTTATGCGCTGGATTCCGTGGCCAACTACCGGTTCCTGTCGCCCGGTGGGGATGTTGCCGCCGGTGAGGCACTGCTGCCTGTGCTGGGGACGCTGCGGGTGACGGAAATGGAGGCGTAAGCCATGTACGGAGAGTTTTTGAAGCGGCTTCTGGAGCCTCTGGGGGTGTATGACCTGAGGGAAGGGAGTCTCAATGCTGCGGAGCTGGCGGTGCTGGGTGCGGAGATGGACCGGGTAGATGCACGGCTGGAATACGCGGAGCGGGAGGCTCTGACCGCAACGGCGGAGGCAGAGGGCCTTCGCCGCCGGGAGGCGCTGTTCCTTCGCCGCGGCGCGGCTGTGACAGAGGAGGAACGCAGGGCTGCCATCGCGGCCTTGCTGCAGATTGACGGGGACAGTCTGACCCCTGCCGCCATCGACGTGACGTTGCAGGGCTGCGGCATCCGGGCCCGGGCTGTGGAGCTGGGCGGCGGTGTTCTGCGGGTGCTGTTTCCGGGAGTGGCAGGTGTCCCGGATTCCTTTGAGCGGATCCGGGAGATCGTGCTGGAGACGCTGCCCTGCCATCTTGAGGTGGAGTTTTGGTTCCGTTACCTGACCTGGCAGGAGTGTGAGGATGCGGCCTGGACCTGGGCGGCGCTGGAGACGGCGAAGCACACCTGGGAGAGTTTCCAGAAAACGGTGAGCACCGGAGCAACACCGGAAGCGAAGGGGGAAATTTAAGTGATTCGGTTTCATGACTGGAAGATCTCCTGCGAGGGGAATCTTCTGGCAATGCAGTATGACAATCTCAGCCGACAGCTGCAGGTGAGCGGCAGCCTGCCGGAGGGGTTCGATTGGGCGGCGCTGGTTCAGACTGGTGAGCTGTTTGACATCATTCCGCTGGAAGTGCAGGCAGACGGAGGCCTGGCGGCCCTGCTGACGGCACAGCAGCTGTCCCAAAGCGGTTGCTATACCCTGCAGCTGCGGGGCGTGAGGGGAGAGGTCGTGCGGCACACAAATCAGATCACGGTGTTTGTGGGTCGTTCCCTCTCCGGTGATGAGAACTGGCCGGAGCTTCCCGGCACGTTTACCCAGCTGGAGCAGCGGGTGTATGAGGCGATGCGTGCAGCAGCAGCCAGTGAGGCAACAGCGGCGGCGGCAGCGGCTGAGGCGGTTCCCGCTGCGGCGGCCACAAAGGAGTATGTGGAGCGGATGGAGGAAGTGCGGGATGCACTGCTCCACGCGGAGTCCGTTGGCAGCGCAGCTGCGGTGGAGAGCCTTGCCCGGAGCGGCATCCTGATCCCGGCTTATGAAAATGAGACGTTCTACACGGATGCGGACGGGGCCATTTACATTCTTTGAGGAGGATTTATATGAGCGAAGTTTATAAGTTCAAGGCTATGAGCCAGGTGGAGACTCTGGAGGAACCCACTGATGCCACCACTGTTCTGGCAGTCGAGGACGGAGCGGTGAAGCAGATCCCTGCCGCCAAGCTGGGTGGCGGCGGTGGCTATATGGTGCATGGTTCGATCGACACCCTTGACTACAGTGTGTCTGCCGACAAGACATTTGCGGAGATCGTAGCAGCAGTGGAGAACGGCTGCGTACCGGTTTTGGGCCTTGCGGACGAGTCCAATATCAACCTGATTCCACTGGTTATGGTTTCTGAGGAGTCAGTGATGTTTCAGATGTATACGGGCGAGGCGCTGCTGGGGATTGTCTGCACATCCGACAATGAGTGGGCGCTGATGATGCCTGAATGATAACGAGGTGAGCGGCTATGATCCCAAATCTTGATTTTATCAGAACGATGCTGGAAGGCCTTCGTGAGAGTGTTTTTGCGCGAATTAAAAGTGCTGTGGGCGGATTGGAGGGCAGAATTTCGGCAGTAGATGCAAAAATTCATGTTCCGGATTATGCGGCACGGGAAGGAGAAGCTGGCTACATCCTGAATAAGCCCGTGTTAGTTGGACGCCCCGGCGAAGCGGAAGGGGCAGAGGTATTCAACGATACAAATAACGTAGCCAGCGGCAAAAACGATCATGCGGAAGGCTACGAAACTACCGCCAGCGGAGGGTGGGGCAGCCACGCAGAGGGAACCATGACCGTTGCCTCCGGCCAGGCCGCCCATGCAGAAGGATACAAGACGATCGCTGCGGCTTCCTATCAGCACGTACAGGGTAAGTACAATGTGGAGAGCGGAGCAAACAAGTATGCCCATATCGTAGGAAACGGAATGTTGGATCAGAGTGCTCCGGGAAATGCGGTGGAACTCCGGTCCAATGCCCATACGCTGGACTGGGCAGGCAACGCGTGGTTTGCCGGGAATGTGTTCGTGGGCGGCAGCAGTCAGGATGACGCTGCGGCGGAAATGCTCCTGACACGCAGCATGGGTGGAAAGACCTTTGCCCCGATTGATGCTCCGGCTTTTACCGGTTCTGTCAGCATGGGGCGAAGTGCAGGAACCGCCGTCGGCGTGAGTTCTACCGCAATGGGTGAGTTCGTAACAGCTGACGGCGATTACGCCCATGCGGAAGGCTACGAAACGGCCGCCAGCGGCACCTGCGCCCACGCGGAGGGCCGAGATACGACTGCGGAGGCGCAGACTGCCCATGCAGAGGGTTACGGAACGGTGGCCAGCGAAAGCTGTGCCCATTCGGAAGGACGCGATACGGAGGCCAGCGGCACCTGTGCCCACGCCGAGGGCCAGGGAACCCGGGCCATAAAATCCTGGGCCCATGCAGAGGGCTATCACACTGAGGCCAGCGGCACGACATCTCACGCGGAAGGAAATACCTGCGCGGCAAGGGGCTATGTTTCCCATGCGGAAGGGTATCACACCATTGCAGCCTCCGATTATCAGCATGTGGAGGGCTGCTGCAACCTGGAGGACGCAGATTCCCGCTACCTGCATATTGTGGGCAACGGCGACGATGACACCAACCGGTCCAATGCTCACACGTTGGACTGGGCGGGCAATGCCTGGTTTGCCGGCACTGTGGAGGGAACCGCTTTGATCCTGAAGTCCTCCGGGGGCAAATATTTCAAACTGACGGTAGATGATACCGGTGCACTGCGGGCCGCAGAACTGCTGAGGTGACGAGCTGATGGTGGTGGAACTGACGCCCCAGACGGTGGTGACTGCCGGGGCGGTGGTAACGGCGGCGCTCTTGCTGGTCCGGCGGTTTGCCGGAGGAGTCCGTTGGTTCGACCGGCAGGAGCGGCAGTCCGTGGATATTGAGAGTCTGAAGCAAAAGCATGAGACTGATATGGCTGCCCTGAAGCAGGTGCTGGCAGAGGACATGCAGGGCATCAACCGGGAGCAGCAGCTGCTGACCTACGGTGTTCTGGCCTGTCTGAAGGGCCTGCAGGAGAAGGGGTGCAACGGCCCCGTGACGGAGGCCATCCATAAGATCGAAAAGTATCTGAACGCCAAAGCCCATGAAGCCTGAATCCAAAGGGGTTTGGCCAAATTGATAAACAGAAAGGAACAAATGCCATGACGAACATTGAGATCATCCGTAAATATACCGCAGGTGAACTGACTCTGGCTGAGGCCAACCTGAAGCTGAAGGGCATTCGCCTGAACCCCGGAAAGAACATTTTGACCGAGGAGGAAATGCGTGCTACCACCGTGGGTTATTACCCTGAGCAGGTCAACGGTTGGGGCCTGCTGGATACCGGTACCGGTTCTCTGGACAAAGTGGAGGTCCGTAATGGCAAGCTGGTCAACGGTGGTATGGGCGAAGTCTTCGCCCTGTGCATCATTGCAGGCAAGTCCTATGAGGTAAAGAACGATACCCTGATTTGAAGGAGAACTAGACCATGACTTGGCTGAAAGCGGCTCTGATTCGAGCCATTAAGACTGTGGCCCAGACGGCTGTTGGCATGTTGTCCGGCAGCGCTGTGGGTGTGCTGGAGGCGGACTGGGTGGCGGTGGCCTCCGTGTCCGCCATGGCAGGCGTAGTGTCCATCCTGACCTCTTTGGCAGGTTTGCCTGAGGTGAGAGGTTATTGAGTTACACGCTGAAAGAAATGACGGCAGCAGCGGAGAACCGTGGTGGTTCCCGTCCGGCCGATCAAATCCGTTACATCGTAATCCATTACACCGGCAACGATGGTGACACGGCAGTGGGGAACGCCGCCTACTACCGGAACAATGCGGTGGAGGCCAGCGCCCATTACTTCGTGGATGATACCACCGTCTGGCGCAGTGTGCCGGATCTTGTGGTGGCCTGGGCCGTGGGTGGGAAGAAGTATGCCAGCTGCAGCAACACCGGCGGGGGAACGCTCCACGGCATCGTGACCAATGCCAACAGTATCAGCATCGAGCTGTGCGGCACGCTGAAAGACGGCAGCCGCCGCGCCTCGGAGAAAACGCTGGCCAACGCTGCGGCACTGGTAGTGGAACTGATGAAGCGGTACGATATTCCGCTGGAACGTGTGGTGCGACACTTCGACGTTACCGGCAAGCTGTGCCCCGCCTATATGGTGGATGGAGAGGTGTGGGCTGCCTTCCGGGAACGGATTGCCCGCCGCGCCGCAGATAACATCCCGGCGGCCTACGCCCGGGAAGCTGTGGAGTGGGCAGTACAGCAGGGCATTATGACCGGAACTGCCGACGGGGACCTGATGCTGACCCGGGCCGTCACCCGGCAGCAGTTTGCCGTGATGCTGTGGCGGTATCATCAGAAACGATAA